TGGATTTCTTCATCCGTCAGGTGCAGTGTTTGGCACCGGCAGTCGCCATCAAATTTGTGATTGCACTGCCAGATGGTCTTGCGGTACTTGCTGTTGGAGTGCCACACCTTTGAGCCGTACCAGCTTCCGCATTCGCCACACTTGATTTTGGTGGAAAAGGCGTGGACTCCGCTGTGGTACTTTTTGCCCTTGCCGCGTTTTGCCATTTCCCGCTGCACCATCTCGAACACTTCAGGGTCGATGATGGCTTCGTGGTTATCCTCGACATAGTACTGCGGGATTTCGCCCTCGTTGACCTTGGTCTTCTTGGTCAGGAAATCGACGGTGTAGCTTTTCTGAAGGAGCGCATCGCCCTTGTACTTCTCATTGCTGAGGATACTCTTGACGGTGGAAATGCTCCATTTTTTCTTGCCGCCGGGTGTCGGAATGCCGTCCTTGGTGAGGGTATCGGCTATGCCGTGGTAGGTCATGCCCTGCAGGAACAAGCTGTAGATGCGCTTGACGATGACTGCCTGCTCTCGGTTGACCACCAGATTCCCGTCCGGGCCTCGGTCGTAGCCAAGGAAGCGCTGGAACGGAACACTGACCTTTCCGTCTGCGAAGCGCTTTCTCTGGCCCCAAGTGCAGTTCTCGGAAATGCTGCGGCTTTCTTCCTGTGCCAGTGAGGACATGATGGTCAGGAGCAGCTCGCCCTTCCCGTCAAACGTCCAGATGTTCTCCTTTTCAAAATAGCACTCGATGCCGTTTTCCTTGAGCTGGCGGATGGTGGTCAGGCTGTCCACCGTGTTCCGGGCAAACCGGCTGACGCTCTTGGTCACGATGAGGTCGATTTTCCCGGCCAGCGCATCTGCGACCATGCGTTTGAAGCCCTCGCGGTGCTTGGTGCTGGTGCCGGTTATGCCTGCGTCCGTATAAACATCGACGAACTCCCAATCGTCCCGGCTCTTGATGTAATTGGTGTAGTAATCAATCTGGGCCTCGTAGCTGGTGAACTGGTCGTCGTGGTCAGTGGAAACACGCGCATAACCGGCGACCTGGCGCTTTTTCTGTTCTGTGATAGGCGTAGCCGTGAAGCGGGTCAGCGTGGCCGGGATGGTGGTAATCTTCTTAGTCGTTTTCGGCATGGCGTTCCCTCCATTTCGCTTTCATGACCTCGCTCATGTGCTTCTTCCGCTCCTCGGTATGACGCGGCATCTGGCGCTTCTGGGCAAAGGTTTTGGAAACCTCATGTCCGTCCCGGAAGTGAAAGGCAATCTCATTGTCTGCGGGCACCGTCGCGTAAGCCAGCTGCTGATTGAAAAGCTCCTCGTCAAACTCCGGCAGGCCCATCACGTCTGCTATGAGCGCCTTTAGCGTGTCCTCCCGGATGCCAACTTTGGAGCAGTCCACCGCTGTCGGTGATGAGCAGTACCAGGAGCGTACTACCGTCCCGTCCACGCGCTTGTGCGTCTGGCAGCGATAGTTTGCGCCGCATCGTCCGCATTTGATGAAGTGGGTGAAGGTGTGGTAGCATTTCCATCCGGTTTCCCGACTGCGCCGGTACTCACTGACCGCCTTGCGCCGTTCTGCTGTCCAGCTTTCCTTCTTTGCATTCCGACTCCAGTGATGCTCAAAGGAGGTACCATCAGTGAGCTCGAAAACCATCGTGCCAGTGGCCGGAATCGTAACCTTCGCCACCCGCCCCGAAAACGTATCCTCATCAAATTCCGGCAGACCGAGTGCCTTGGCGCATTCCTCTTTGAGAACGTCCTCTCGTATCGTGCCGGAGAAACAGTGTGCTCCCTTGCGCTTGTTTGTGCCGCAGCCGTAGAAAGTGTAACGCTCCCCAAGCTGACTGGTCTTGGCCCGGTTCTTCCGGGTATTGCGTACAAAACTGGCACCGCAGAGGCCGCATTTGATTTTCGAGGTGAAGCAGCTGGTGTTGATGCTCCAGTTAGCCAGAGCGCCAAGCTCCTGCCGCCGTGCAATCTCAGCCTGCACCGCCTGATAAGTCTCCATCGGGATGATGGCCTCGTGGGTGTTCTCCACGAAATACTGAGGCAGCTCACCGTGGTTTTTGCGCGTCTTTTTGCTGATGGGGTCAAGCGTGTATTCCTTCTGGAACAGCAGGTTCCCGGTGTAGGTGATGTTTTTGAGGATGGCCCGAATAGAGCTGTTGGGAAAATGCATCCCCTTCATGGACTTGACGCCCATCTCCTCCAGCTGTTTTTCCGTTGCCTCAGCGGAGAGGCCCTTCAGGAAATTGTCGTAGATGAGCCGGACGATTTTGGCCTCCTCTGGCTCGACGACCAGATGGTCGCCTTCCCAACGGTAGCCGTAAATCAAGAACCGTCCGTTGGGGATGCCCTGCTCAAAGCGCTTCCGGGTGCCCCATTTGACGTTCTCTGAGAGGCTCCTGACCTCCTCCTGCGCAAAGGATGCCAGCAGGGTAAGCATGACCTCTCCATCACCGCTCAGGGAATTGATGTGTTCCTTTTCAAACCGAACCTCGATACCCAGCTCCTTCAGGTGGCGGACGGTCTCCAGCAGGTCGACCGTGTTCCGGGCGAATCTTGAGATGCTCTTTGTGAGGATGATGTCGATTTTCCCGGCTTCACAATCCTCCAGCATCCTCTGGAATTCCTCTCGGCTGGAGAACTTCGTGCCGGTGACGGCATTGTCCGCGTAGACGCCAGCGTATTCCCATTCCGGATTGCTCTGAATCAGATTGCTGTAATAGCTGACCTGCGCTGACAGGGAGTGGTTGAGCCGCTCGGTCTCCATCGAAACTCTGGCGTATGCTGCGACCTTCTTGCGGGTCGGGAGTGACGGAGAAATCGGCTCGATTTTGCTTACTTTTCGCATGAAATCAGCTCCTTTCCGGTACTATACATCGCTCTGAAAGCCCGGAATAGCAAGTAGATTCCGAAAATAATGTCCCCAATAAAGGCCGATATTTTTCCAGCATTTTTGTATCAATTATGGCGTATTGCTCCTCGGTGATGAGGCCGTTTTTCAACATCGTCCGAAACATATTCATGCTGGCCTGATACCGTTTCTCCCGGTCGAATTGCTCCTCAGTCACGGCTATCACCACCTTGGAACCGAGCCTGAACATAGCAGGCGTGGCAGCAGTATTTCCGCCGAGAATTGCCATAGGCCCGGAAGGGCTTCCCGCAGCAGGCGCATGTAAAATCGTAGAACGCCTTTTTATCCACAGCGTCCGGATGCGTATTCCACCAGTGGATGCGGCAGGCGTCCGAGCAGAACTTGAGAGGCTTCCTCCCGGCGACCTGCATCAGCGGCTTGCCACAGTTACGGCAGCAGTTTGAAGCAGGAACATCGGTCGTGCCCACAGCGGCCTTGGTGCCGGTGAGCCCTGCCCTGCGGCAGTAGGCAGAAACCTGATTCTTGGTCAGGCCGAGCGCATCAGCAATGTTGGCGTATCCGTACCCGGACTGGCGGAGCTCCGCGATTTTGTATTTCTGTTCGTTTGTCATAGTGACCTCCAATCCGAAGGCTTATCCTTCAGTTCCCACTGAAGGTGGGAGGCCGTTTTGAGCGGATATTTGTATCAAAAATAGAAAAAGGGGCCTACAGGATTTCTCCCATGGGCCCAGAATGGTTTATGCGATTATACGCGTTTGGCGTAGTCCAGCGCAATCCAGCCAGCGCCGGACTTGAGCTTGCCCCAGCCGGAGCTGGAGCCCTGACCGGACTGCACGGCGGTGATGGTGAAGACCCCAACTCCGGTGAAACGACCGGTGGCTGCATAGTTTGTCCCCGGCCCGGAGCGGATGTTCAGGTCAGGCACAGACACCCGAACCTTGAAGGTGGCGTCACCGGGGACACCGGCAGAGCCTGTCTCGGATGTGTATACGGCATTCCCGTCAGTATCGAAGACGGAGTATCCTGGATTCTTATCAGCACACGCTTTTGCATTGGCAAGTATTTTATAAGCGCCCTTCTGCGATTTGGAATCCGACCACGTCTTGCGGACGCGATAGAGCTGCTTCGGTGTAGTGGCCGTGTCGCCGAGGGCCGCTGTGACCTTTTCGGCGAGGTCACCCATACGGGAATACATCCAGTTGCCGGGGCAGGACTTGTTAGCGAACCACCTGTGGACGGTCAGTACCATCTCGTTGGATTTCGGCGTGTAGTTCAGCGTTTTCGTTTTGTCTCCAAGCCAGAGCAGCTTGGTTTTGCCGTTGCGCTTGCAGATATCAACGCAGAGCTTGATGAGCGTCCGGTAGACGATGTTCTTGAACGCATACGGCTCAGCGCTGTCACTGGCGCACTCAATGGTGACGGCTCTCTGGTCGTTGGCAGCAGAAGAGGAACACCAGGAGCGGTTCTTCTCTTCCACATACATCCCGACCCTTCCGTCTACACCGATGCCGTAGTTAGAACTTGCCTGTCTGGAAGTTGGCAGAAAGATATTGCCCAGTGTTTCCACCGAGCACTGACCCACCACGCAATGGGGCGTGATGCGGTCAATGCCGTGTGTTCGTTGCCCGGAGTGGTTCGGGCTGAGCTTGGTGTAGGACACCAGGGAACTGTTTGTGTAAGCCATGTTATTCATCCTCCTTTTCCGCACGGTCATGAAGCTGCTCCAGCACAGATTTCAATTTTTCGGGAATGGGCAGTCCCAGATGCCCCGCATTCTCAATCAGCGAGACGCCCTCGTTGGAGATGTAGAAGAAAATTACCGCCGTGCGCAGAACACTGCCGCTGCCGATGACCTGTGCGTCAATGATGTGTCCTATGCCAACCAGGGCAAAAATCAGGATCTTCTTGAAAATGCCCTTGAAGCCGATCTCACTGGACAGCTTCTTATCCACCACAGCGCACATGATGCCGGTGATGTAGTCGATGACTACGAAAGCCAGAAGCGCATAAAGCAAGCCGTCACATCCTCCCAAGAACCAGCCCAGCCAGCCGCCGATACCGGCGAACACCACCTGAATGGTCGTCCAGAATTCTTTCATGTTGTTTGTCCTCCTTTGAAAGTTGAATTTGTGTATGAAAAAAAGCACTCCGCAGAGCGCCTTGATTCCGAAAAAGTTATGTTACTTTGGTCAGCGACACCGTGTACCATGATGACCATGTGCCGCCATAGTTTCCTCGGATATACATCCTTGACCCATCATAGACGGTGTACCGCTGCTGAATGAAGTAGCTTTCCGGCAGAAAGACCTCCAGCATACCGATTATGGTGGTCGGAAAGTGCTTTTCCGTGGAAGCGG